CGTTACCATTACCAAATGTCTTAACACCTCCGTTATGTGATACCATTGTTATTCTTAACCAATCATATCTATTATTAGATGTAGATATCTCACTACCTGCAGCTGCTAATGAATCGTTATATCCCACATTGTTATACCAAGTTACTTCATATGAATAGTGAGCTCCAGCTGAACTATCTCCCTCAGTCCAACCAGCTATATATGCACCTTTCTCTACACGTGTTGAATCGTGTCCTGTAAGGGTTGTGTTATCCCAAGTAATTAAATCATTATCAAATATTAAATCCAAGCGAAATGCAGTAACACTCGCTCCGTTATCATCAAGGGTAACGGCAACAGTCATTACTGAATCTCTCCAAGCATCAAAGTTATTGTTTTTGTAAGCGACACCAGAAGCGGCGTTAGCGGTATTCATACCTGTCGTATCATCTGCTAAATAGCCCCTTAGTTTGAATGTCTCTTGATCTCTCCACCAATACTTTGGTGTCTTGTATTCTCTTGATTGCATCAATCTTATGATAGGTGTTTGAGCTTGTAAAAAACCCACAACCATCAATAGGGTTATCAAGAATTTACGCATTAAAATTCTCCGTTATTTAAAAAAAGGACATTTCTACCTCGGACGAGGTTTAAAAAACAGTTTTATACGTTAATAAATATAATATATATTGTGTTAGATATCAAATCTGACGATAAATTTTAAAGATAAATCATCATCATTTTTTATTGGTCTTCCTAACTTTCCTATAGCCAATAAATCATTTTGATCATTATATAAACCTATCGTAGATACATATGGTCTAAACTCAGAATGAGTTGCGAAACCTTCAACTTCTTCAGTTGGATTATAAAATGTTTTTAAACTACCTGTTCCTTGAGATGGATTATCTCCTGGAGCAAATAAACCTTTAATGTTTGTAGTTCCAGTTTCTACTCTTATTGAACCACTTCTATTTTGAGATATAGAAATGTTATTTGTAGAATTAAACTCACCCTCATTAGCAGTTACACCAACTTCATATTCATAATGAGTTTGTGTTGATTCAAATTGTAAACTAAATCCATCACCACCTTTACCTGTTCCAACATTAGAATAACTTCCTGTATCTGTAAATACTAATAAACCATGTTCATAAAATATATTACCGACTTGAGAACCAGAACCATTAGCTGATGCTGAACGTTGTGCAAAACTTGAAGAAAAGTTGTTATCATATAGATTACCTTTTCTGTCATCCATAATTGTAAATGTAGAATCAGCTGAATCGTCTGTTAATTTAATAGAACCTGGATTTACTTTCTCACCATATAACTCACGTGGAACTGTAATAGCAGTACACGTTCCATGAAGTTTTCTGATTGACTCTGAAGCAAAACAATAGGAATTATAAGGATTAGGCCAATCCCTATAATACATATGCTTTATCTGTCTGAATACTGGAATATGAAAAAACGAATGACTAAGAGGTGGTGTAGTATTAGTAAATGTCGTTTTATCTGCTGTATCAACTGCGAAAGCATAATTACTTGATGATGTACCAGTTAAACCGAAAACACCACTTCCACTATCGGCATCGGTTACTGTAAATCGTTTGTTAGTAACAAACTCTTTTACTGATACATCGGATGGGTCTACATTTTTAAACACCCAAATCTCCTTGTATTAGTAATCTAACTTAACTTTGACTATAGCTTCTCTGCTAAAACTCTTCAGTATTGGTTTACTTAATTTAGCAACTGCTAATAATTCGTTTGTATCATTATATAATCCAACCGTAGTAATATACGCTTTAGGATCGTTTTTGAATGATGCGTTTGTTAATGCACCATCAGAAGCAGTAAAGAATGTAGGATTATTACTAAAGTTAAATTTTTGGTTTGTTGCTCTACAGAAATAATGTGTAGTATTTAACTGTTCTTCTCTTCGTGATACGAAGTATGAACCTCTCTTTATAGCATTATAAAGAACACCAGCGTTATTTCCATCCGTACCTGAACCACTACCCATTGTTAAAGAACCACTTACACTAACTGTATTAGCATTCAATACAACGATGCCTAAGTCAGGATAAAATAATCCTAAACCACCACCTGGTTGAGATGCTGCTGCTGTTTTAGTTACTGCAGTTCCTGTTGCGATTGAACCACTAACAACGTTGAATACTCTTCCACCTGCGTTTACAGTTGGGTTTGTAGTAGCACCACTATCATCAATCAGCTTCACGAATGAACCTGTATGTGATAATTGATTTCCTACAGTTATACCAACACTACCACTCAAGTGAAGTTCCCAATTGCCTGGATCCATCTTCTCACGAAGTCTTGCTCTACCCATTGTCAATACATAAATTCTATCAGAATCTACACTACCACCAAATGTGAATTTAGAATCACCAGGTGTTAAAAGTAAGTTTCTGTATTGTGCGTAGATAGCTTTACTTGGATAGTTTCCTGTTTGTCCCAATGAACCACTACCATTTCTATCACCGAAAGCTACAGAGAATTGTATCTCTGCTGTGCTATCACTAGCTGGATCGGTTTTATACATATCATAGTAGTATTGTCCATTACTTGAACTTTGTGTAGATGATGTAAAGAAAGTAGTAAGTGTTCCTGTTCCACCACTCCACATACCTGAGGAAACTGTTTGTCTTAAATTAGACACTACATCTTGTTCTGGATTAAATCTCGTAAAAATTTCAGCCATGATTTATCTCCTAAGCGTTACTATTAACAGTTATAGGAACTGTCGTAACAGCGCCTGTTTCGTTTCCAATTATTGTAATTTGTGTTACAATCTTGGCTGTGGTACTTCTTGCGATAAGTGAAAAAGTCTTACCAATGACAGATATACTTTTCTTTCTTTCTGCATCACTCAAGAATACTGGAGTCGTTGCTCCACCTGTTACTACCTCACCACCTTGTGCTACAGTTAAATCTGCTGCATCTGAGTTATGAAGAATAACGGTGTATCCTAATTGTGCGTCTGAACCATTCTTGGTATCAGGTGATATCGCTGATTTTTGTCCTGCACTTGTAAATGTCAAACCAGTTGATGGTATTGGCAATTCAAGTATAGGCATTTTACTTGTACCTTTAGGTAATGTAACTAACTTGTATCTCATAATCTGATTTTCATCAGGAAATGCTTCCAGCATTGGTAAATTTTCTATGGCTGAACCATAAGAATTAGTACCATTTGGATGAGTTACATCCCAAAGTGAATAATCTATTTCATCATCACCAAGTGCGAACTTAGTAATTTTGAATTCGTCTCCGCCTCTTGCTAATAACTCACGACCTTTTTTTGTTAATATAGCGTCTACGGTTGTTGATGTGTTATCAAGATAACCCATTTTATCTTCTCCTATTTGGAATTTGTGATTTTATCATTTTTAGAATAGTATACCTTAGTTATAAATATATACTAATCTAATTTATCTTTCAGTTTTTAATCTTGACTTACCTGGTTCTTGAACCACAAGTCTTGTTTGTTTCGTATCAGTAGTTTCTACTGGCGAAAATCCATCAGGTGTTGTATCTATTGTTTGTAAACAACCCTCATAGAATAAATTTGCTAAATTAGAATATTGATTATACTTTGCATCATGTCTCGATCCTGTAAATGATGCGCTATATTGATATCTACCATCTAATTTATATGTAGCACCATATCCATTTGCTATAGAAACACTTAATGAACTGGTGTAAAATTTTAATATTTCTTCATTATGTTCTGATAATCTTGACTCACTAATGAATGGTTGCAATCCCTCACCAAATATATAGTTAGGACCTCCTCTTGTTACAGAAGCTGTATGATATGTTCCACCATACTTTCCAAGATTATCTATCGATTCTAATGTATATAATGAATGTTTTTGGAATATATCAGAATCAAATGATTGTGAATGATTACTATCGTATCCAATTATTCCATTATATGTTTTATATTCTGCACTTGCTGAGAATAAATTCTCAGTTGCATATTCTGTTAAATCTATATCACCTCTAAATGATAAATTATCAAAACTCATAGAGGTATGTAATACTACTTTACTTCTTTCAAATATATTTGGTTCTATAACTATACCGAATGTTGTGTTAGCTCTTGCTGGCATAAACTTTCTTGCTAAATCAAATATAGAATTGTCATAATATTTAATCAGTCTCATATAATCCCAAAAGTTATTTGGTGAAGTATATTTTTGCCAATAAGATTCTGCTACCTTTTTCAATCCACGATATCTATGTTTATATTGGTCTCTTGGGTCTCCAATATATTTATCAAAATTTAAATCAGCTACAGAACGAATTATATCTTCGTTAATAACATCGGATGGTGCAAAGTAAACACCAACTTTATTAGAATCTACAGGAGCTAAATCAAATGATGACTCTTCAACTTTTTTCTTAGGATTTAAATTATTTAATAGTTTAGAATCTTCTATTCTAATTTTGCTACTCATTAATCTATTTGGTCCAAGATTAGGAACTAATAACTTATGTTCTTCTTCTATATTAGTAAATGAATTATTAACAAATCCTACTGCACTTCCTGTTTCTGTATAACTTACGTCTCCACTAACATCACTAATGTTTTTATCACTACTTAAATTTTTATTATCATTAAATGAAAACCTTGTAACTAAATCAGTATAAGAAGCAGATGCATGATTACCATTAAATGCATTTGGTGCACCTACGTGATTATCAAACTTAGATTCACTTAAAGCAGTTTTCCATAATCTGAATTCCATCATAGAACCTGTAAACTTAGTATAACCTGACTTACCACTCGCATTTGCTAAACCACCAATATAAAGTTTATTAGAACCAGAATGGAAAGATGTATTATAAGTAGAACCTGTTATTGTCATTGATGAGGAAGACTCTAAAAATATTTTACTTCTACCTGCATCATATCGTTTTGCATATAATGTATATGTAATACTTTGATTAGACCTATCTGATGTTAACTCAGCACCACTTGATGATTTTCTTGTTAACATAACAGAATTAAATTGAGTATCATATATTGGGAAGTCTGTAACTGAAGATGATAAGAAACCATTAGAGCCTGATAAAACAAAATCAATAGCTCCTCTTGAATCTGTAGAACCATTATCTCTCAATAATAATCCCCATCTAAATTTATCAGAACCCGAATCTTGACCCTCTAATAAATATCTATTATGTAATCCACTACCACTATTAGCTCCAGCAAATCTAAGTTCTACAGTATTTGGTCTTGTAGTAAACTTTGGCCATTTAGTTTTTATATATTGACTTCCAGAAAATATAAGTGCTTTGTCGTGTTTTCTTTGTATTAAGAATTGCCCTGTCTTTCCTTTTACATCAGGACCTCCAAACTCCCTAACTCTTAAAATAGTAGATGGTATACCATAACAATTTATAAGACTTTGTAATGCTCTTGGTGTTCCTTTTGTTTTAAGAAAGAAAGGTAAGTTGTTAACAAGTCTTTTTTGTATTTCTTGTTGTATTTCTTTTTCAGGTTTAGTTGAATATTGAACATAAGTAGAACCTGATAAATATTGACCTAAATGCCATCTTTCTAATGAAATTAAATCTTTGTTTGATTTTATATCTAATCCCAATCCCTTTGCCACATCAAATACTAACTCATCAGCAAAACCCTCATTTCTATCTACTATACCCTCACTACGATCGTGTATCTTATCCATATGACTAATGTATGCCCATATGTTATCATAGAACTCACCAATCATACATGAAAATTTTATAAAATCTGCATTACCACTATCTTCTCTTACAAATTGTGGTAATAGATTTTTTATGCTATTTCTGTTAGCTGAATCATATGCACTAGCACTTGTTATTTGTCCATTATACCAAGTTACTGCTTGTGAAGCAGTAGCAGGATAATTTATATATGGGTCTGAATAAGTTCCCGAACCACCTGATTTAGGCCAGGCAGCATCGTATCTAACCGTATCTCCTATTATAGAACCTGATACAAATGATGTTGAAGATTCCCATAAATATTTTTCATAACCTGTAAATCCTTGTTTGACTTCTCTTATCTTTCTATCCCATTTTCTTACATCGGTAGTAGAAGCACTTGTAGCAGCCATCGAAGAACTTTCTGCAGTATAACTATCTATATTGGTAACTTTGGTTTTAAAATTCTTTAATCTTTGTTCAGCTGAACTAAAGTTTACAAAATTGGGATAAACTGAATAATCTATATTTAAATCTACACTTGCTAAACTTGCAGATATAAGAGTATCTTCAAAATCTTTTTTAATTGTTGGGTCGGTTGTCTTTAATGTATCTTGAGTTACAAAACTTGTTCCTCTATCTCTTACAGGAGAATCTAAAGAATCTGTATCTGGTGTTCTAAGAACTGTGTAATCTTCTTCATCTGCAGGTGGAACTAATATAACTTCTTCTGTAACAGGAGGTATAATCTCTTCAGCTACTAATAACTCATCACCTTTTACTACAGCTGTATCAAGAGGTTCATCTAACTTCATTACAAATGAATGTGGATAATCTTTAACAGTCGTATTATCCAATTGTAAATTAGTTATTAATCCTGTTTTATCCTCATCAAAATGTAAACTTGTTTTTAAATCTTCTACTCTAAAATTTGGATATGTTACATCATAAGTTAATCTTGCTCTTGGATCTGTTCCTTGATAATCACCCTCAACTACACCAATTTTTTGTGCTTGTTGATTATAATCAGTATCAAGTTTTACTGTATTTCTATTTACAACTTCTACAATTTGTGCTGATAATGAACTATAAACTGGTTTGTAAGTTCTAATTTCTTCTGTTAAAAACTCTGGTGAGGGTGCTGGTGGATTTTCAGGTGGTAATGGTTCTGCAATTGGTTGAGTATCAGGTTCTACAATTTTAATTTCTTTAGGTAAAGGTGGTGGTGGTGTAAGTTTTTCTAAGCTTGGTGCATTTGGTTCAGGATCCTCATCAGTTTGTGTTCTCTCTATAATTTCTGTTATTGTAGTTTGTTCAGTACCATAAACATCCATAGCGACTTCACTCTCTGCAGATTGTCCTACTGTTGGATCGTTTGCTCCACCAGGTTCAGAAGGACCTACTCCTACTTCACCTGGACCTTGTGCTTCTCCAAATTGTAATTCTTCTAATCTACTTCTAGCCATTACAATTCATCCCTATTTGTTAATCTTGAAGCTACTCCTGCTAAACCTGTTCGTTTTTTTCTACGTCTTGGTTTTTTACGAGTTGCTGCTTGTTTAAGAGGATTTAATTCTCCTGGAGATTCAGCAGCGTTTTTTGGTTCTGTCTTTTTAGCTCTTTCAACATCTGCTCTTTCTCTCGCTACCTCTTTTGCTAAATTCATTTTATTTTCTGGTTTAGTCTCAGTGCTTGCTACATAATTTGGATTTGGAACTTGTTTGTATGATACTGTTTCTTCATATCCTGTAATAAATGCGTTTTTAATTTCTATAAAACCTCCAACCATTTCTGGTTTAAATCCACCATCCGAATCATCTAAAGTCGCTACGAACTTAAATGGGTCTGCACTATCTATTTTTCCATCACCTGCTATATTTGTTAATATTGGATTATATCTGAACTCTTTAAAACCTAATGAAGCAAATCCATTTTTATATTCACTAATATCTGAACTCTTTGGAACTATTCTAACTTCTTGTCTTGATGGTGATACTTGATGAACCATATATGTGTCATCAAAAATAAAAACTTCTTCTCTTGTATTTGCATTATTTAAATCTAACTCAGTACCTTTAAAATATTTATCACCCTCTTGACGAACATCACCATTCCACAATTCACCTACTTCGTCTACAAAAAATACTCTTGGTTTACCACCTCTTTGTCGTAAAAAATTATATGTTACTTTATATTTTCCTGCTATTAAACCACACTCTCTTAAATCTTTACCAGGGTTTAATTCAACTAAATCAGATTTAGAACCAGCTTTTTTTATTTTAGATATAATAAAATTATCATCTGAATCGTAGACGTGGTATTCTATGAAGTCGGTTGGATAATCACCGAAGTTTGCTTCTACTTTTTGATTACTTATACCCGAATCGGGTAATTGTTTACTTGCCACGATTAACTCCCTGCGTTAACTGAACGTCTACTTATCTCACACTTTTGAGACAATACTTCACCTGACGCATCTATTATTTTACATTGTAATGTAGGACCCCAACCATGTTTATATCTACTACCTTGTTCAACTGTTAATGTTGCTGTATCTACACCTCTAAGCCTATCAGCGTGTTCGTGTTGTTTCATAGATATTCCTGTTTTTGCATCTATCCAATCATAAGTCATTGTAGGATCACCTACTGCTTCTACACTAAATACTACTGGTCCGTTTCCTCTACGAAGTTTTCTATTCTTTTTTCTACCTCTACCATAATATGTAACTTTAACGTGTTGTTCTGTATGAGATTTTCCTTTGTGATTTCCAAGTGGATGTCTTGTAAATCTTAATTTAGGATGTCCGTTTGTTTCTGATGCTTCAGGTCCACCTTTGTCATCCCACTCTGCTCTTGTATATGCTACAGTTGTATTTCTGTATCTTGAAAATATCTCAGCTTCATATTCTGCAAACTTCCCATCTAACGCAGCTGCATCTTCTTGTTCTTGTATTGTTGCTTGTAACTTTGCTTGTATAGCTACTAATCTTTCTATCTCATCTTGTAGTCTTTTTTTTAATTTTTGAACTTCATCGTCTTCTGTATTAATATATGTTTTAGAAGTTTCTACAATATATCTATGAGAATCTCTATCACCCTCTGCTGATATTGTGTCTCTTAATTTTTCATACTCATCAAAAAATTCTGATACAGTTAGTTGTGTAACAGGATCGTTATTTAATAATTCTTTTATATCTTTATCAACAAACTTATCAGCATCTTCTGTTACATAGTAAGTTTCATTTTTGATAACTATTTTTTGTGCAGGATCGTTTTCTATTTCTGGTATAGAAACAAACTCACCTGTTTTCATTCGTAAAGTTCCTGCAGCAGCTGGATTAGAACCTGATGCAACAAAGTCTCTCTCATCTTTAACAAATGTATTTATTTGTTCTCTACGAGCGGCTTCTATTGCTCTTTCATAATTTTCATTATTCTTGAGTTGTTCTTTTGTGTATGGCATTATCTTGTTACTTTAAATGTAAAATCATCGTCATAATAGTTTTCAATTTGAGTTGCACTTGATTTAGAACCAGTTACTACTCTTATTTCAAACTTGTAATATCTTTCAGGTTGTAATCCATTCATCCAAACATTAAAGTAGTTACTTTCTGTATCACAACTAACAATTGAACCTGTACCATAAGGAATTATTACATCGTCTGTTACTGCGTCTCTTACTTGGTAATAAGTTCCATGTTCTATGAATTGACTACCACTTGGTAAATATTTTACTGCTACTTCAGCTGCAGTTGTTGAATATGTTTTTTTAGGATATCTTTCTCTACCTACAAGTCTGAATCTAACTTTACTATTTTGTTTATACTCAGGTCTTAAACCTTTAAAATAAATTACGGTATCTTCTAATGCTGAACCTGTAAGTGGTGCTAAAGAACCTGTACTCCAACTATGGTCATCC